CTGTCTTATCGTATGCTTCTTTAAGTTCACGAAGTTTTCTTGCAGCATTAAGATACTCCTTGCTTACATTTACGTATGCACTTTTTAATTTTTCGACCTTTTCAAGTGCTTTTTGAGCCTTTTCAAGCTCCTTAGCCTTTTTAGTCAGCCCTTCCATACCTTTTGCCATATTTTTTGTGGCATTCGCAACCTGTGCCATTCCAGTTAACGCACTTGCAACTGCCGCACTCATGACTATGTTAAGCTCCATATTTTTAGCCATAAAATTCCTCCTTTCCAGTTGTTTTTATTCGTTATTTTCTTCATATCTCATTTCTGCTTCCTGCATCAGTTCTTCCGCTCTTGTTTGCCAATATTCCAGTTCATACAGGCTACAAGACATAAGTGTCTCATAGCTCATATTTAAACCGCTTTTATATTCATTTGAAAAGTTCAATGCCTCAAGTATATCAGTTACTATATCAAGGAGCTGTATTATTTCTGGTCTTCTTTCTTCATTTCTTCCTCTCGTGCTTCCGTTTCCTCTATCACGAAATTCTCCATATCGTCTGTCGAACCCAAGCCTGTGTTCAAAAAACCCTTAGTTTTATTCAGAACTTTTATGTAGTCAGTTCCTTTAAGTTTAAGCAAATCACCGTATTTGATTCCGCTGGCTTTAGAAGCTACCGTTAAAGCCCAGCCATCTTCCAGCTCTTTTACTGCCGCCCCTTTATTTCTTGCCTTATATTCTTTTTCCGCAAATACTAAATCTTGCCCTGCCAACTCTTCCAAGTCCAGCACTATTTCCTTAACGTTTTTGGCTCCAAATTTATACTCTCTTTTTAATCTAATCACTTCTGCCATTTCTTATCCTCCTAAATTTTATATTAATCCTAACAGCCTTCTAATTCTGCTATTAGTTTCTCCATTTACATTACTAATTCTGTTAAATACATCAATAAGTGCCACTTCTTTTCCATCTATCGTTAATTTATAATAACTCAATGACATGTCAAATGATGCCTCAAGTTTGTTTCCTGGTTTCAATTTTGGTCCATCAAATTTTTTTATCATTCCTTTGAAAGTTGCATCTATTCCTATATAAGTTGGTGCATGTGTTATCCTGTTCATTTTTTGGATTACACCTTTACATTCCACCATAAGCTCTCCCTGATTATTAAAATTCAAAAGAGTTTCATCAACACATTCCATTTTTATTTTTGCTTCTATTTTCTTATAATGTCCAGTTAAAGCTGCGTCATACTCTGATACCATTCCTATTTGATTTAAACTCACGCTTGCGGTCTCCAGGTTAGGTAATTCTACTTCACCTATTCCGATAAGTTTATTATCTCCATTGATAAACACTTCGACATCATTTAATGCCGCAGGTATATTTGCTTTCCCCATTTTTAACCTCCTAACTTGCTAAATTGTTTGCAAACGCCTGTAAAGCGTTCACATCATATTTTTTCTTAAATGTCATAGATTTTAATCCTGGAGCTACACCAAGTTTTATAATCCAAGTAATATCTCCATTCATTACATTTACTAAATTGTTATCTTCTGCCGATAATTCAGCTTCCGCAGCAAGAAAATGATTAGCTGCAACAAGTCCATTTAATCTTATGTTCATAGATTTTGTGATAGTTTCGGCTAATTTAAGTGTAAATCTCTTGTCCACACTGTTGAAATAGCTGATTACTAGCTCATTTCCTATATATTTAAACATTCTACGAGTATAGCCAAATTTGTCTTTCGGATCTGTCGCTAGCGGATTCTTAGCCGTTTCACTTCCCCAGCAACGCCACCCTTTAAAGTTTATTGCTGTTACAGCTCCGTTCTTATTCAAAAAGTTCGCTTGCTGTTCCTTATCCAGCATTATTTCTTCAAAATTTCCATTTGAATTTTTGTATGCCAGACCATCAATTTTATAAGCATAATTTGACGGAGTTTGTGATGGAACATTGTCATTTTCTGAATCAACTTTTAATGACAATGCTGCATAGTGGATAGAATGAAAATACACGTTTCCTGAAAGTTTTGGATAACCATATAAAATTATCTGGTCTTCTCCTACTATATTTTTGCTATCTTTCCAAGATACGATTTCATCATATCTTTTGTCCGCAGGTGCATTTATTAAAGCTACCGCCTCAAACATTCCTGAATTTATATTTTTAGCTTTTGTTGCCATTACAGCCGCTACCGCACTATCGTTTGAAAAATCTGGAACATCAAGAAACGCTGGAAGTTCTGAAAATTTCAAATACACTTCATCAACCAAGTCAAGCCCTGTTCTTTGCATTGTATTAATGTTATATCCACCAATCGCTTCTTCTTTTCTCACTTTTGTCAAATCCACTTCATAATATTCAATATCAATTTTATTATTATTTGGTGCAGTTGCATAAATTTCCAGTCCCTCGTCTGTCCATAAATATCTTGCATCCGATATTTCAGAACTTGTCGAATTATCTTTTATAACAAGAGTGTCTGTTATAATTTTGTGGTTTTTCACAAGCACTTTCCCGCTTTTCATTTCCAGTCCTTGTACTGTTTTTTTGTTATCAGACTTGTGTTTATCCAAATCTAAGATATTTACGACAAACAAAGGTGCTACTGCATAAAGCTCAAAAAATACTTTTACTGCCTGAGAAATACTGAAGTCTAAATCATAAGTATCTCCAAAATATTCAACGGCTTCTCTTAATGTCCCAATTCTCACAACTTCATTAGTTTTCCTTTTTCCCTTTTTAACCTTATGAATTGGTGCCATTCCCACGATAAAATGCCCATAATCGAGCGTAACAGGTAAATTCATATCACTTGCCGCCTCTGTCTGATACGTTCCATGTTTATACGCCATCATTTTCTCCTTTCACATTTTCTAAAAGTTCATCTGTTAGTTGCTCAAGCAAGATTTCGTTCTTTTCTACAAAAGGTAAATCATCTGCTTTAATAAGCAATTTTTCAAGCAAAGGATATTTTTTTCTTATTTCTTCAATTTTTTCTCCAAAATATATCCCGCTCTTGTTAAGTCTCACATCAGGCAAATCAATATTTCTGCCTATATAAACATATCTTGTTTCTATTTCCATTTTTCCTCCTATAAATTTGTATATTCTGACACGATAGGCTCTGCATAAGCTGTAAATGTTACTCTTGAGAAAAAATACGGATATGCTTGGTCGCTCCGAAATAGAACTCTGATTTCCTTGTTCTGATCTATCGCAAAACCTGCACTATCGGTATCGTTTCTAACTTTTGTTGTTTCTTCAAGCAATTTTCCAGCTATATATCTGGCTGTTTCTAAATTGTTTGAATAATCCTCTTGCTTTTCCTCTTTTGTTCCAACCCAAATTTCAAAATCAGAAAAAGCGTTATAATAACCGACTCCGTCCCTATTCTGTCTAAATTCCGCTATTCTTAAAATAACAAATGGAAAATAGTCATTTGTCTTTTTTCCATTCTCCCTGTCCTCAAAACTGTTTGAAGGCAAGAAACCTCTATAAACATTAAACCCTTTTTCTTTCATTATTTTTTTAATAAATTCATAAATTTTCTTTTCTGTATGAATCATTATCCCAATATCCTTCCAAGTTCATGATCTATTCTCATATTAAACTTCTCTTCCATAAATCCTTGCAAGTAATCAAGAATACTCATTTCTCCAAGCATTTGTGGAGCAGATGGTCCCATTCTACGTTTTATTGGTAATGACGCTTCTGTTTCCCTTGTGAACGCTCCTAGTCTCCCATCAGAATAAGCAATGAAAGCATTTGGTAAATCTCCGCCTTCTCCTTTTTTGACTACTGCTGATACCATCGTTTTTCTTCTAGTTTTCGGATTTAATTTGAAATGATCTAGCCCAATCATTCCTCCTTTTGAAGTAATTTTACCCATCAAATTTCCTGGACTAGCATTAAATACGTTTATTGATTCTGCCAATTTCCCTCTTGCAACAGTATACATTGCAGTAGTTCTTCTCATTTGCTCCGTTTTCGTCATTGCAAGAGAGCGGTTTACTGCAAATGCTACCGCTTTTGGAAATTTATCAGGAAACTGTTCTAATGTGCTTTCAACTTTTTCCAGTTGACGTGGATCTAATTTTATATCAAACATTTAGACCTCCTCATATTTCGCCAAATCTATCTCGTGTATCCCCATATCAAATTTACTTAGCATAACTTCATAAGTTTCTCCATCCAATGTCATCATTTCCCCTGGATGCGGCTTAATTCTCAAGTCCTTTTCTCCAACAAAGACTGTAAATCCTTCCTGAAAAGTTCCCTCTTCCTGTGTAATAAGTCCATTTTTCTGCTTATTCTGAAATTTTTCCTCATCAATCACACATTTAATTTCGCGTCCATTAAAAGTATGAGTCGTGCCAAATTCATCAATATTCAAAAATACATTTCCAATATCATTAGCAACCATTTCTTTAAAATTCATAGATTATCACCTATTTATTTTTGTTCTTTTTATCTTCTTTATCATCTTTTTCTATATCTTGATTATCTTCATCAACTGAAGTTTTAGATACTACTTTTTCAGCAGTATCCTTTATTTCTTCAATCAATTCTCTTTCAAGACAACTTTTTACAACTGATTTTTCCAAAATATCTACTTCCGCCCCTGTTTCATAACTAATTCCGCTATAAATTAGAGGCTTTAACGCTCTATATTTCATTACAACCTCCTATTTAACCTTCAGTATTTTTATAGCTTCAATATCGTATACAACTGGCAAAGGTCTTGATTCAGTTCTGATTTCTACTGTGTTAGATTTTGAATCCTCATCAGTAAATACTGAACGCTCTGCCACAATTATTCCTTGTTTCACATCTGCCGCTGGTCCATAAATAATTGTATTATTGCTTGGTGCTAATAACACTTTACCTTCTGGAATAATATTTTTTGTTGTATAAGTTTTACCATCAGCATTTAACACAGAATGTTGCGACTGGTAAGAATAAATTGGAAGTCCAAATGGTGCTAAAGTTCCTATATAGATTGCACCACCTGCAATTTCTCTAGGATTGATTTCTCCTGCGTGATAATTTCTAATATCCAGTAATTTCTGAATTTTTTCATTTTCTACAAATAATTTTGCAGCCACAGGATCCATTAAAATCATTTCAGGTCTTAACCCTGTAGTTTCCCCAATTTTTGTTATAGCCGCCTGTAAATCTCCAATTATATCTGCATTAGGCTGTGTCCATAAAGTAGCAGGAGTAATTTCTTCAACTGTTCCGAATTTTATTTCTCCTTTTATTCCTTCACCTTCCACGATTACTTTTCCATTAAACAAAGCTTCAGTACACATAATTTCTTCTCTTCTTGTAATCTGTTCCTCAAATTCCGCAAACGATTCAGCAAGCAAGTCCGCTTTTCGTTCTTCAGGACTTTTTCCACCATATATAGTTTCCCCTGCCGTTTTATTGAAAAATAACTCAAAAGCTGAAAAAGTTCTTTTTGGTGCTACTTTTGGAGCTTGAAAAAATTTACTTTCGTAAGTGTTTTTTACCATTTCTGTTCCTGGAATAAATTCAGATACATAAGGAGCTACAAGCTGTCTCCCTTTTCTAAATTCTATTTCCATTTTTTGATTTTCTGATGTTTTCCTATTTTTAAAATAACTGTCCTTTATAAATGATTTTGGTCTAATCACATTCTGGTCATACAACCCGATAAATTCTATTACTGCTGGCATTATTCCTTACCTCCTAATCCTTTTATCACAATCCCTTTATCTCTAGCTGCCTTTGTAAAGCCTGCTTTTTGTGTTCCTGCTTTCACTTTCAGCCCTTCAAATATAAATTCTCCTGAAATAGCTACAGTTGTTTTAGTTCTTACAGTTGTTCCATCCGCATCCTCCATAACTATTCCAAACAAATCCGTCCCATCTGAAAGTTCAGCACCTGCATTTACAGCGTCTCCTCTTTTTACATTCTTACCTTGTGGCACTTCAAATTCCATATATTTATGCCCTGTACCACTTAAAAACTGTTCGCTGGCATATTCATTGCCTTTTGTTACAAAATCCATTATTTGCCCTCCTCTGTTTTTTTATTCATTAAAGAAAAAATGTTTGAAATATTTACTCCCATAAATTTTTTCTCTTCATTATTTTCCGCTGTACCATTATTTGGAACTGGCGGTGTAAAGTTATTTTGACTATCGTTCTTAATATTTTGTAATTTCTGAATTCTTTCTTCCTTCTGTTTATTCAAAATATTTACTGCCAATACACTAGCTTCTACAGGCTCATTATATTTAGCATTTTCAACAAGTTCAGAATAATTTGATACATCCAGGTTATCAATTTCTCTCATTCTTTCCCTTTCTTTAGTTATTCCAGCTTCCTTACCTTCATTAAAGATTTGATTGTAAAGTTCTGGAAATTTGTTTTTTAACTCTTCTAACGTCATATTTCCTCCTTCATTTTTCTGATTTTCTGTTGAATTTAATATATCTCTAAATTTATCAGCTATTTCTTCAGGACTTCCTGTACTATTTACAGAAATATTTATCACTCTTGGCTCTCGATTTTTCTTTTCTTTAAAATTTTTAAATCTTGAAATGTCAAAAGCCATATTGTTTATAATCAATTTATTCTCAATAACTTCTTTTTCCACATTTTCATCTAATATTTCATCGATAAATCCATATTCCTTAGCTTCTTCTGCACTCATCCAAGTTTCATTATCCATTAGTTCCGACAACGTTTCCCTATCAGTTTTTGCTTTATTCAGATAAGTTTCAATAATGCTGTCCTTTACTTTATCAAGCATTTCAAGCGTTTTTTGCATATCTTGATTATTTCCGTATGCAAAAGTAATTGGATTATGAACCATAAACAAAGCATTTTTAGGCATTTTTACAGTATCACAGGCACTCGTTATGATAGTTGCCGCACTTGCTGCCAATCCATCTATAT